GAAAGAAGGCACAGCCGCTAACACTCCACCTGAGGAATACTTTGAAGAGTATTTGGATTTCTGTAGGGACTTCGGAGATGTCTTTGACATCATCGCTGAGTTTGATGTGGAGGGGGCGAAACGTGCTGATGGCTCACTTGTCAAAATCACTGAGGTAGATCGATGGACGAATAGGATGCTTTCTGTGGAAGGTATTCGTTCTAAGATCATGCCCGTCTACCATCCGCACAGAGGCCAGGGGTGGCTCAAGGGATGGCTCTTAGATACTTACTCTCCGTTTGTGGGGGTAGGCTCGGATACCTCTAAGGGGGTTCCTGCCACCATAGCTACCGCACACAGGCACGGGAAATGGGTCCACGGCTTTGGCATCACCCGCGTTAAGACAGACATGAAGTGGATGAACTTCGACAGCGTTGACTCCACCACCTGGCTGAGAGCTGATAAGTATGGAGGCACCTGTGTCTTTCTTAAAGATAAGTTTATCGTCTTAGACCATAAACATAAGAAGGATAGAATAAGGTATAAGGACCATTTCGAGGCGTGGGGTCTAGATTGGGGTAAGATTTGGGAGGATGATCTGAAAGAGATGAGGTTGGCTACCATCATCGCTTGGCGTGAATTAGCTAACTATTACGAGCGTCAAGGTCACATCCGTAATCAAGGTCGATACCCTTACCTTTACGAGCTTGAACAGGCAGGCCAGCGGGTGACCGAACACCCGCTCATTACGAAGGCTAAGAAAAAACATACTTGACATATCTTTTGGCTTATGTTACGATGGACCATGCTTCTGCATGGGCAGGAGAAGGGAAACAGAAAGAAAGAAAGAAAGGTACACAATGGCAAACGGATTTCAATACGAAGAAGAGAAGGATGTGGTCGTCGCAGAGATGGGCACCGTGGAGTTAGGCAATGACACTGTGCTTAACGTCACCCTTCGGAGCTACAACAGTGGCCCGGAAAAGGTGTCTATCCAGAAACAGGGCACCAAGAAAGACGGCACTCCGTGGGGTACGGCTAACGTAGGCCGACTTACGGCACCGCAGGCAAGTGAGCTGGCACAGATCCTTGGCGCATGTACGCGGGGGATAGGATGAGTCGAACTCCTGACGCCTGTCGAGACACACCAGTCACAGATGAGGAAATGACTATGATGGTCATTAACGCGATTAACGTGCAGGATGCCTGTAACCTGTCGGGAGTTGTCCACAGCTTCTCAAGGATTTTGAGTCACCTGTGGATATACGCTAACGAGCACGGCTACGGCACGTATTGGGTGAACCTTCATCCGCTGTCTGTTCTGTTCGCAAACAAGATCACAAGTCTTTCTCATCCGTGCGGAGCAACGGGCACGCACGATGAGTTCGCCTTTGCGTACAACTGGGCTTGCGATATCAGGGACTCCAAGGGTAAGCCCACCTTGCGTTATGGGCGGGATGCCCATGAGCCCCCAAGATGCTCGATTGCAGGAACTGGTGAGCCCGTCACTGAAAGCAACGAGAGCGGGGTTTGCGCCGCGTGTCGAAGCTTTGGGGCGGACTCGCACGCGGAGGTGGCACATGGCTAGCTGCGAAGAATGGCCATGCTGTGGCCACGAGGCGGGGTGCTGCCCCGACTATGACCCTGAGACAGGCAGGCAATTGAACATGAAGTGTACGTGCGGGGCCACCGTACCCCTCACGTCCAAGGTTTCAATCTGTCAGGGATGCTTGAACGGCCCCTCTCAAGACGAGCGCGGGTATACGCTCTACGACGATGACGATGATCCGGGGCCGGATGAAGAGCCGCACGATCCCAATGAATGGTACTAATGGAAACGTAAAAGGAAACAATATGAGTCAAGAAGCGTTCACGAAACTGCACTCGGTAATGCTCGACAACGACGAACCGTCCATTGCCGAGTGCGCCGCCCAACTCGCCGCATGGGACTTGTTGCTCGACACGATGACAACCACCGAACGCTCAACGTGGTTTGAGCGAACCTTTCCCGGCTCGTGCGACCCCGAAGGCAACTAAGTCAAAACGTCCTCGGGCTCGTGCGATCCCAACGAATGGTACTAATCAAATAAAAGGAAACAATATGGGTCAAGCATATAACATCAGAAATAATCATGTGAAGGTTACTAAACCTCTCGTCCTCGCCTTAGCGACGGTGATTAGCAGAAAAGGCGTCCATCTCTTAGACGCCGCAGCCGTGGTGGGCATGTCTACAGAGAACATACGGAAGATCGCGCGAGGCCAGAGGAAGTCTATTAAGGCCACTAACTACAGAAAGATCATCCGCCTGTTGAAGAAGCATAGCCTATGGGACGATGACGAGGGGTTCATTGTTGACGCGAGTATGAAGCCTCTTCCATACAATCCGCGAAAGAAGAAGACGACGAAGAGGACCAAAACGCCAGGGGAGATCGGTGAGGACTTGTTTGCTACTGGTACTCCCCTACCAACGAAGCCTATCCGCAAACTGACAGCGGACGAGTTGAAGGAGAATCCAAGAGCTTTGACGATGGCACTGGGTGTGCCGACCTTTTACATAGAACTTCGAGTGCCTATCAGGACTGTGTTCCTCGACAAGCTGCTTCAACGGGGCATGGATGAGGATCGTAGTCCTAAGGAAATGTTGAATGAAGCTCTTCAGAGATACCTTGCGAAGGAGGATAAGTAATGCGATTTAAGATAAAGAAGAAGCCAAGTATCAGGAAGCCAGGCGTTGCCAAGCTGGTCAATCTCATCAAGATGAATGAGAACCCGACGCCCAAGAAGAAGAAGACGAAAAAGCGCGAGGTGTTTTCTCTGCCTGATGACTACACCGAGGAGTACACTGAGCTTGATCAAAGCATCACTAATCTCCACGAGACGCTCGGAGAACGGGAGGCTGCCCGCAGTGAATTGTTGGAGCGTCTTCTCAACGAATACGGCAAGGGACCATATGAGGTGGACGGAAAGATCGTCATCATCGTGAGCCGCAAGGGGGTGTACTTCTTCAGGGGAGCCCGTGGGGCAAATGGGTAAGAGGAGCTACATTACCAAGCTTGAGCTTAACGTCACCCTTGTGGACTACGAGGGTAACAACATCGGCGGGAGGCTCCGCACCTTTCGCGGTACGTGTCTACAGCACGCGATTAGATCGCTTTTGCTCTACGCGAAAGACAACCCTCGGTTCTTCCCCACAGGGCTGATCGAATCCAACGCCGAACTTGATGAGTGTTGGCGTGCGCCTCCGCTTCGGCCCACGTTCTGTAAACGGCCCAAGCGGCCCAGTCTAAAGAAGAAATAAAACATCCCCTCAGGCACAAGTGGCAAAGCCTATGCCTGAGGGGATTCCGACTAGAAAGGTACTGGCAACACAAGAGCCCCTCACAGAGGGCACTTGACGATCACTAAAGTGGCACATAACCTGTTAACTTGTCAAATGTACCACAAGAGTAATTCGATATGTCAAAGTTCAAATTAAAGAAGCCAGGCGAAGGAACACGTGAACGGAAGCCGTCAAAGTATGGCGATGGGGGGCGTTCCCCAGGAGGTGCCGCAAGGACCATTAACCTGAAGAAGCCCTCCCTCCCGAGTAAGGACGACGACCTGCCGTCTCCCGGTGGGCACCCAAAGCATCTTGCAGATAAGGCCAAGAAAGGTGGCAAGGCGTTGCCGTCGTCTAACCCTTTCGAGAGGTTACAGGCCCTACAGAAGAAGGGCGAGGCTGCCGCAGCCGCTCCTCCCGTATCGGCGGGCGTAGTCTCTGACGATTACTTGGACGAGATGTTGGAAAGAAAGCCCGAGGTTCTAAGGTCAACGCGCACGCGCGGAGAGCGGGAGGAACTACTGACTTCGATGCAGAAAAGGCTACCGATTCTGCGGAGTGATATTGAGGACGCAGAGGGGCCAAAGCCCGAAGCTGACGAGGAGGCTCCGACTAATGGCGGTGAGAATAATGAGACTTCTCTCGTTGTGGATGGCGCAGAGCGCAGCGACCTAGCCGTGAAGGCGCAGAGGAGATCGAAGCGGACGGAGTATAGCCTGGCTCAGCAGGAAGACATGGCAGGCATCATGGGGATGCCCGGTGTCGTGTGTGACCACTGCCCAGCCGCAGAGAACTGCCCCGAGTTTGAGACTAATGCAACGTGCGCCTATGACGAATTCTTTGGAGGGCTCAGTACCCGTGACTCGACTAATCTGCTTCCCATCCTTGAGAGCTTCGCAGACATGCAGGCTGTCCGCGCGAGGAGGGCGGTGTTCCTAGAGGCACGTGTGACTGGCGGGCAGATAGACCCCAACGTGTCGAGGCAGATTGAGGTGGCTGCGGGGGCGGCTGAGCGTGTGGCTAGGCTCAAGGGCTCTATGGAGATGGGTGTGAAGAGGAGTATCTCTATTGTTAGCCAAGAGACTGGAGCCGAAGGCGGCGGGATGCTTAGCAAGCTGATGGCTGGGTTGGCACCGAGGCCGGCGCGCGAAGATAGGGATGAGGAGATGTTAGTTGTTGAGAGCAATGTGACTACCATAGACACTACCCCGGAACCCATGCCAGACCATAGGGCAGACCATACGCCGATCCGTATGCCAGACCGTATGACGGAACCACGGTCCCCTCTCCCGTCCCCGGTGCCCCCCTCCCCCGAGGAGGCTGGTGAGATTTCCGTCACGCTGACGGAGGAGCGGGTGAGCCTGGACGTGCTCAAGCCTACATAGACCTACATGCACCTACTTGTCCCACAAATCGTCATTAATCGACAAGTCACCCCTTGACTTTAATGCGATTAATGATTATATTATAGATAAGGGAAGATCGGACATTCCCGGGGGCGCTCATATGCGCCCCATCCTGCCCATCGGGCCCTCGTAGGGGTCGCATGGGCCTATCCTGCGCCGTAGCAATGGCGAGTTGGGGACGCATCGTATCCAAAGGGCGAGGTCTGCTGGCTCTACCGCAAGCACGTCGATCACAGCTAGGTCCAAAACTTTAACCTACGCGCCCACGAGAAGAAGATGGGGTATCACCTTCGACGCTAGCACGTCGTCTGAGCGCAGTTCACAGGCCGCCCATATCGAGCCTGTTCGGATAGCCCTAGGGGGAGTCGCGCGAGACGCTAGCAGGGGAGACGGGAGCGGTTCTGTGACAATTAGACAGGCTAAGGAATCCCGCAAGGGGTCACCTCGCCTGAATGTCAGACCTCGTGTTCTGCTCATGCCATCTGGTTTGGGCTCGGATCATGGGGCAACTGGCGCAGAAAGGAGTATGCCTATGACCATGCCTACCGCTGAGCAAAAAGCTGTAGTTCATCTGGAAGACTATGCAAGAGACTGTCCGGGTATCACCTGGAATATCGACGAATTTGCTGGTCCCATTTCAGGGAACTTCAAGCTCGTGACTTGCGAGGAGTGCAAACAGCGATTCCTCGACAATAATCATAGTCTCATCAGAAAGCCGCGATTCCCACGTTCGGAGATCGACCAAGCTTCTGAGTATCATGAGCCAACCCTGTACAACAGGGATGGTGAGCCGATAGACGACGATGCACTCTACCCGATAGAGGGCTAAACCTAACAATGGGTTTTATTAACATCTCACCCCGCGCCAATTGTCCCATGATCCGGGTCCAAGCTTGGAGGGTTGGGCTCGGATTCGAGGGCGACTAATGCAAGAAAGAGAGTATGCCTATGGCAAAGAAGAAAGAAAAAGAATCATTAGTTCATTTGTATGACCACGGCTATGAGTCCGGCTATTGCTGCCACTCTAATGGCCATGGCAACACCCGCATCCAACGGTGGACGTTCGATGAGAAAATCGCGACCTGTCCTAAGTGTTTTTGGCGATTAGCCGATAATGAAGCGAAAGAAGAAGTCAGACAATTGGAATTGATTGATAAACAGCTAGAAGAGTACACACGGATCCTAAAGCACCGTGAGAGTAGGGCTGCCAGCGCTAAGGCGCTTAGGGAAGCCGCAGATGAGTTGTTCTGTGAGGATTGGGACTAGAAACAGTAACCGCATTAGCCGCCTTGGAATCCGGGTCCAACCCGGAAAATCACCACACTTCGTGGTGATGTCTTTGAAAGGACACCTATAATGGCAACACGCAAAAGTAACACGAAGAAGACGACAACCAAGAACACCAAGAAGAGTGGGGCTACAGCGAGCAAAACCTCGAATAGTACCCCCATGAAGAAGCGACCTTCGCGACCTACGGTAACGCGGCCAACTAAGGGGAAGACTGAGAAGTCTACCCCGAAGATGATTGTGAAGCCGAAGATCGGTAAGGCTGTCGGGATTGCAAAACCCGGCAAAGAGCTGAAAGAGATGGTGGCGCGGATGGAAAAGGCGGATGCCCAGATTGCGAAGTTGCTAGAGCAACTGACCAGTCAGAAGGAGAAAGCTGCTGCCAAACGTGCAAAGAGTCCCGAACGGGGCCTTGAAGCCATCCTTGGTGGAAAACTTGTCTGGAATGACAAGAGTAGAAAGGCCGCTGATCAAGATTGGCGGAAGCAGTTTCACGGCTTCGTTGTCGTGGTCAACACCTTCAAATACAGGAAGGACGAAGTGATCGTTGATGATCCTATCCGTCCGATGCTGGCTCTCTGTGCCATCCCCCGCGATACTGATCACGGTGGCCATGGGACAGATGAGCGATCCCTCGGTAACATGGCGATCCATTGGCGATTCAAAGCCGATGGGACGTTCGAGGGTGCCCCTGCGTACATCTCTGAATCGGAGTTCGATACTGTTTGGGCCGAAGACCAAGAGATTGGTGGCCCGATGCGGAGCATCGAAGACGCCTCTGTAGAGTACGTCGTCGTCTAGCGAATAGAGCCCAGCCCTCCGGTTGGCATGGGCAGAGCACGGGGCCTGACACCTAGTAATCTGAGCAGAGCTGCAAGGCACTGTGAAAGAGAGCAAATATGAGTAAAAGAAAAGGACGAATCATTAGTGATACCCCTCACGGCGCGTGCATTCATTGTGGATGCGCTATCGAGGAGTGCCTCAAAGACCCCTGTGTCCAGTCGCTTGAAGCAGATGAGAATCTGTTCGAGCATCTACAAGGCGCGGGTTTCAAGCATGTCGGGGAGCTGTTCCCTGGATGTACGGTGTTTCAGGGCATGAGCCCTGATGAGACGGTGCATCCTAAGCACTTGGAGGCCGCTGGCCTTGAGGTGCAGCAGAGCCTTCCCTGGACTAATCCCAACATCAAACCCGAGTACAAATAATGCCCTGGCAACTGAGCCCAGGGTGGCTTGATCGAGAGATAGGAACCGGCAGGTTCCTCGCTTGCTCGTGCGGATCAGGCGAAGCAGCCTGGTGGGCGCGGGATTCTCAAGGAATCGAGATCGCCAAGGTATGCGGCCACTGTGAGAAGGACAAGCTCTCAGGGTACCGCCCTGAGATACTGACCGGCTATGACCAGAGTGACGTAGACGAGCCCATCGAACCCATCGACTAACCATTAACCGCCTCGCGGTTCTGCTCAGATTATTAGGATTTACATCTCAACAAAAAGGACAATGGTACTATGACGACTAGACAAGAAGTTTTGGAGCTGATCGAAGATGCCGCGAAAGCGACGGAGTTGATGAGCGAAGATGAACTCGAACAGTTCGCCAATGAGAAGCGCACGGACAAGGCGCGTGAGTCAATGGATGAAACTCTTGAGCAACTAGCTCAGGACGACATCCGGTGGAGCATCGCTAATGCAGCACGTGTTGCTGCCGACCTCGGGGTCGGACGGAGCCAAGGATGCGAGGCCCTCAAGGGTCCACGACCAATCTATGTCATCGCAGAAGAAATTCGCGAGGACTGGAAAAAGGTCTACTTTGGAGCCGTGCCCTACCTCGATGCGATGCTCAGCCTCAAGTCGATTGACGACACATATGGGCTGGACCCTGCGAAGGAAGTTATCTTATACTTCCTGAGCAACGCCTCGACGTGGCGCGGTGATACTGCGCGGCGGATCAAGAAAGAGCTGAAGGCCCTATACTCGTGAGTCATACACTCCCATCTCGGAATGATGACCCGCCAGAAGAGCCTGAGTGCCCTGATGACATCTGCTACATCTGCCAAGCTAAGCTGAAGGATAACCCGGAGCCGGGTGACCTGGCGTTTGACGGATACTGTTCTCAGGAATGCAAGGATAAGTGAGATTAAGGAGCTACCCTCAAATGCTCTCTGGGGGTGGCTCCTTTTTTTGTGCCTACGATTTGAGCAAGGAGGTGTCCAATGGATTTTCGTAAGAAGCGGCGTGTGCTGAGTATCGAGATGCGCCCTGAAGATAGGAGCAGGCTTGACGAGGTGGTAAAAATCGTTAATACTAATAAAAGTCTAGCTATGAGAATGGCCCTAAAGCATTACCATGAGTACCTGACGACCCACCAGAGGGGGGTCTAAAAGCAGGCTATTGGAGAGCCCGTGCTACATACGCATACCATAGTCAAAATCTTTGAGCGTGACCTACGCATGGCAGGCAGGGGCGCTGAGGCTGACGCATTCGCATTAGAAGTGAATTGCATACCCCCCTATGCGCTACGTGAAAACGCGCACCAAAAATTTAAGGCTGGGCGCTTGGCCAGTGTCCTGAAACGCTTCAATATGGGCATGGCCCTCTAGTCGCGATCACCACAAAAATCGCACACCAGAGAGGTGTGGTCTAAAAGCAGGCTTTTAGAAGGCTTTTACATGTGAAGATCCACTAGGGGCTAGGGCTCACAGCTCTTGACCAAATGAGTGGCTTCCCTATATACTATGCACAACATGAACAGAGTGAGCGCACAGCGCACGCGCTACGTGAGTGCTAGCGGGGCCGAGGGAGGGCTGCGGTGCCCCCACCCCTTTAATATCGTCTATGGGTCACAACGCCACCAAGACGGATCTTTTAGGGGGAGGGGGACCGAGTTCTGGGCGGAAATGCCGATTAATGGCCGAAAACAGGGAAAATTTTAGAAAAAATGGGGGTGTAACGGTGAAAAGCGTCATTCAAGAGCTAAGAAAACAGGTGAAGGAACTGCGTCTACAGGCCGAAAAACTGGAGTTAGTGGCGATTAAGCTGGAATTGATGGTGCATTCTCCTTTGAGAAAGAAAGAAGCTACTGGTACAAGGGAGGGCCAGATCAAGGCATGAGGGCAGGTAATGGCAAATCGCGCAAAAGAATGGGTAGTTACTGTGGTGGGGCTTCTTTTGGGCCTCATGGCAGGAGTTCTGTTCTTGAGCCTACTTTCATGGCTATGGCGGCTGTTTTGCTAGTGAGGCCCAAACTGACCAAAGCCAGGTGTAACATCCTTAGAGGGGGTGACTGGCACTGGAAATGTGACTTGTGCGGCTGTGCTGCTACGACTAGGCGAACACGAGCTATGGTTCGCGAGAAAAAAGGCCCTGGCATCCCGCAGGGATGGTCAGACTTGCCTAGGCGAGTGGGACTCATCTGTTCTGGCTGTATCTCTAAAGATAAAAAATATATACGTTTGGTGGAACCTTAGAATGGGAGACAATTATGACATTTGAAGTAATTCTTGCAGCGATGCTGTTTATTCAACCCCCCGGAAAAAGCGACTATTCGGTAGTTGTTGTACCGGAGGACACCCCAGCACCTTGTAGTAACAAGCATGACAAACGATGTGCCCCACCAACGTGGTCAAAAGCGCACAACGGATTTGTGATTGTGGAGAACTATAAGCAGGGGTTTGAGCGCTATGTGACCATCGCAGAAGCCTTGCATAAGCAGGTCAATGCAAAGAAGTGGTTTTATAAGGGAACGAAGGGATGGAAAACACCTAAGAAAACTCTGTGGAGGTACTCACTGGCTTCTATTTACAATGAGAGTGGTTTCAGGCGAGATGTCCATGATGGCGTAGGCTCATGGGCACTTGGAGACTGCAAGTGGACGGGGCCTTTTGGCAAACGGCGCAGAATCCCAGGAACGTGTAGGAGTTACTGCTTAGGGCAGGTAATGTTGGGCAAGAAAAAGAGCCAAGAAGGGTACTATGGGAAGGATATGATTGGGATCTCAGCCGAATCCACCCGCAAATGCCTGACGGTTTCCCTGAGGATTATGAATAGGGCGTACCAGTACTGCACGCATCACGGACCAAGGCACACTGAATCGTGCGTGTTTGGCTCATACGGTGGGCTTAGAGGCGACCCAAGGAAGGACAAACGTATCATTAGTCGGGTAAAAACTTTCTATAGGATCCATCAGGCACCTAAAACCTTAACCGAAGAGCAAAAAGAGTTACTAAATGAAACCAAAAGAGCCCGAGGACGAAGTACCCCCCGAGGAGGAAAAGGAACCGTTCAGGCTAATCGACAGCGAACGGCAAGGGGCTATTGAGTTTCTAAGACAGATGAAGGCTCTGGTGGAACTGGATGATCCTGCCATTTTCGAGGATGCCATCCTCTACATTCCAAACGCGAACGAACATACAGGAGCGGTGCTCTACGCATGTATGAATGTTCTTGAGGTAGTTGCGACATTAGAGGTGCTGAAATCTCACATCATCCTAGACCTAGTGACCTGATGTCTCCATTTGCTACGCCAAAGCGATGGACCGTGCTGTGTCCTAAGGAAGCGGTTGAATTTACCGTCACCGCGCAATTCTGGGTGGATGCGAGGGAAGAGGCCCGAAAAACGCTCAGAAAGAAGCTAAATAGGGGTATTGAGCTGTCAGAAATCACTGTGCGTCCGTATTTTAGCCCGCACGGGTTTCAAGGGATCCCAACCATTATAAAAGAAACCGCCCAGTTCTACGGATTAGACACAGAAGAGGTTCTTGAGCATTGCCGAGGCAAGACCGTCGAACGAGCACGTAGTGTGGCTATGTACCTGTCTCGCACGATGACAGAAGCGAGCTTTCCTGAGATAGGAGAGCAGTTTGACCGTGACCACACTACGGTCATGCGCGCTGTGTCACGGATGGGAGAAAAGGCCAAGAAGAGTAAGAAGATCAGCCAGGAATTAGACTCTATACGGAAGCAAATTAGGCGGTAGCATGGAACACGACTGGGAAGACGAAGCAGAAGAGGTGATAAGCGCCCTATTCGTAGAGGGATATGACCCTGAGCTGCACCGAAGGGTGCTCCCCGTAGCAGAATCGCTTGCTGTGGCCTTAAAGTCAGCTTTCGAGAAAGGGATGAAAACCTCCGAAACCGAAGGGGCTGTGACGGTTAACATGACGATAGAACAGGCTACTTCTGTGTTTTCATTGGTCGATTTAGCTCATGAAATCGCAGAAATGCCCCAAAATGCGGAATATTTGGACGCGCAGTGGGATCGGATCGTCGCAAAGGCCAAAAGACTGATTCACAAATCTCCCGAAGAAGAGAAGCCATGAAGGTACTACTGCAAAAGGAACAGCTCGCTCTTGCGAACAGCAAAAAGAGCGTAGAAAGGCAATTGGTAATCATGAAAAGAAAATCATTCGAGAAACTTAGTCCTTCTAAAAAGGACAGGCACAACAGACGGCTGGGCAAGCTAAGGGCAGAGGTGACCATTCAAGAGCGCAAGTGCGAGACACTACAGGCGTCTATCAAGGGGGAAGAAGAGGATGTCTGACATCAGGTGGGGAAAATACCGTCAATACGAAGGCCCGTATTTTCCGGGTACGCAGCCTTATGTGACCCCGGAAGACCCGTCTTTTGGGGAGAAGGTACTCTCTGTGTTCACTGCAACGGAGGGCGGGCGCTATGACGCGATCAATATGTACGACAGGTGCGTCTTATCTGTAGGTCTTATCCAATTCTGTGAAGCTGGGATATGGGCCGTTTCAGACATGCTGGGAAAAGCGTGTGAAGAAGGGGCTCCTGCACTTCAAGACGATCAGGAATTCTCTCAATGGGTGCATGAGGCTGGCTACGTGTTCACTAACTCTGTTCGCAAGAAATGGCGGTTCTACAGGAGGGGCGCAGAGGGATTTTCAGAGGTAGACACTGTTCCTGAGCAGCGCAGGCTGTTCCTCTTGAACAGTAATGGCAAAATTGGCTCGTGGGATGATGGATCTAAGGACTACGCTATGCGCTGGGCCGAGGTGATCGCTGGCGTCTACGAAGACCCTGTTGCTCAGGCAGCCCAGCTAGATTTCATCATGGGTCGGATTTACTCATTCATGATGCCTATAAGCAAAGAGCTATGGGACTCAGATGAGCCCTCGGTGTGGGAAGAGGCTAGTCTAGCCGCATATTTGAGCTTTGCAGGCAACCTGCCCGCTGTGGCCAATAAGCAGTTAATTACTCACTTGAAACACACGAAAGAGCCTGTTTTTACCGAGGGATGGACGGTAGAGCTACTTAAACAGCTTACGTTTGGGCCGAATATTGCGATTTACCCCCACAGGTACAGCAAAATCCGACCTGTGCTGGAGGAGCTGTTTGGGGTAGACCTTCCAGACTACGCCAAAGAGCTGAAAAGCTGGGAATCCCAGGAATTGCTGGCTTCAGTCGAGGACATTCAGTCGTATCTCGTGTACCTAGGCTTTGACCTAGGGGAATATGGGCCAGACAGGAACGGGGTAGACGGATCTTGGGGGACGAAGAGTAAAGAGGCCCTAATTTCATACAAGATAGCGCGCGGGATATTCCCGGTTGACGGCTCTCTTACCGATGAAATCGTGGAATGCTTAAAAAAAGATGCCGAGGATATGGTGAACTACTGCCCTGAGGTACCGTTTAACGAGTCGGTGGCTTAGATGAATACCGGAGAATGGGCAAATGCACTGACTGCGCTAGGCGACTTTTCTGAGATGAAGGCTACGGTCGATGAGATATATAGGATCCGCCAAGAGGCGAGGAAAATCGCACATAGGAGTCACCAGACCATGATCGTTAACGGTTACATCATTAATTGGGCAATAATCGTCTCTACATGGAACGGACACACGGCAGAGTTTAAGATTCTTGCCGATGCCCCTAAAATCGAAGAGACAGGTGTTAGGGAGATATTCACACCTATCGAACTCCAAAAGCTGGCTGATGAGGTGGGCGCTATACTGCCTACCCCTAAGCTGCTTGATTTGCGGCACCGGCAATCTCAGGTACAGATCCCCCCTCAGCCCAAGAACTACTCCCCAGACTGGGGGCAGATGGTCACTGATCGGGCGAGAGATGACCACTCAGCTAGGGTAGACAGAGCGGTACTAGAGGCTCTGGACGGCGCAGAGCTGTCTGATACGGATATCATCGACAATGTTGGGAAGCATTGGGTCTTGTGGGAACCAACAATCCTTAACAAACAGCGGCTATACGGCTGGTTTACCCCTGCTGGGCAATCTGCGGCTGTCACCAGCACTGAAGAAGAGCCTTTGCGGGTAATCGATGCGATTGGTCGTCATCACTACTCGCACAAGGACTACTCAATGACTGGGATGTTGGTAGGAAGCACATGCGTTGTAGACGGGGAGGAGATGCTCACTGCCGATGTCCTAAGGAGTGAGGAGCTGTACGGACTGGCCATCGCCTCTGAGGCCAATGTGCGCAATAAGAGTGACAGCCCTTTGTTTATCGTTAGAGTTACCGCTGTGCCGGAGCCTGTGGAACCCGAATTGCCTGTGGAGCCGGATGACTTGCCGGTTCCCCCGTGGAAAGACCCGGATATCTCGCTTGGCGAACGTGCCGTTATCTGGTCCCGTAATGAGCTTAAAGATGGCGTAGAAGAGGAGCCACGCGGGTCAAACACAGGACAGCGCATTAGACACACCTATTTTCAAGGCTTGACCCGTAGGGTGAATCCTGAGACGGGATCGCCGGATCCAAATGGTGTCGAAAGGCCCATCAAACTTAGAAAGGCCAAATGGTGCGCGTCTGCTTTCTGCGCCGCTTCGTGGGCGTGCCTTCGCGAAGGGGAGGTGATACCCCATGGGCGCAGGTGTTCGGGCATTGAGCTACAGAGAGACGCTGCTGTGACCGGGAACTGGCACAGCGTTGAAGAGGTAAAGCTGGGCGAGTATGAGCCTGGGGAGGGCGACTGCATCATTTACAATCGCGGCGGATGGAACAGACACGTCGCCAGGTATATCCGCCGAATTGACGAAGACACCTACCTAGGGATCGGAGGTAACGAGAATGACCGTTGGATGGAGACGGATCGCAAATTTTCTTACCCCGCGTTGATGGGGTTTATCGGATACCCTAAGAAGACAGCCCCCGTAGAGGAGCCTCTTATTGTCAGTGAGCCTCCTCCTCCCCCTGCGGAAGATGCACTGCCAGACACGGAGTCCTCTCCGTCGATTGAGGTCTGCACAGACACAATCCCGGCACCCAGCTTCGGCTACGTCACTTTCTTTAGCGAGGTTCTCGATTCTCTTGAGAAAGCCTGGGACAACATCATGCTGTTCTTGGACAGTGTTGAGGAGCGCGATGATGATGATGACATCGCCTAGCCTTGAAGAGGTGCTCACTGTCTACCACCCTGAACACGGGAAGGTCACCTCAAAGACTAAGCTCTACTATATTGGCCCCACTGTCTGTGCGTTGACCTGTAAATGCGCCAACGATAAGGGAGTAGTTAAGCCTGTAAAGTTAGAGATGTATTGTCCGACCCACTACGCAACACCAACCTGTTACTGCGAGCGGTGTGATACCCTATACATAGGAACGGATCAGAATGTCAGAAAAGAACAATCAGAAGAGTAATGAATTAATCGGGTACCTCATATTCCTAAAGCATGGGCCTCCTCAGCATTTTGGATCTTCTGTTGATTTGATTCAGCAGTGGATTAAAGGGCTGGATGAACGGCTGGAAGGCGGGGAGTCACTTATGCGTCCTATCCTGTTCCTAGATGAAGAGGATAGTGTTGTCGCAGCCATTCAGGCTGGCGAGATACTGAGTATAATTCGTGGGGCTCCGCTCCCACGTGATCATGATACCCTTGAGAGGAGAGCGTAATGGCTGGCACAAGTTCAATTAATTTAGGTGGAACGTACCGTGTTACAACGGCTCGACGAGACACTTCGGTAGCGTTGTCGCAGATTGTTGGAGAGATTGAGGCTAAGAGCCTTGAGGTCGCCATCCCTCTAGGGGGCGCATTGACCACTATTCCTTTAGGGCTTTCCACGGGCGTGACTGAGGTGCTTCTCCTGGCGTGCTATTCGCCAGACTCGCTGATCTTAGAGATGGTGACCTCAGACACAGAGAACAGCGGAGCCACAGCCGGACCTATGCGGGCAGGCATCAAAGGGCACTGGTTCGTCACGCTTTCGCCAGGAGAAGGGATCACCAGTCTCAAGGCGAAGAACTTGAGCACCACAAAAGACGTTACGTTGGAGTATTTGATAGGAGCCGTGGAGAAGGTTGGCGATCTGCCCGATTTCTGGGACGATTAATGGCGGTTTGGGACGCCATTGACCAGATGCTAGCAGAGGGTAAAGACCCTATTGTGTCTGTTCCTTTGGAGTGGATTAAGATCCCTCCCCCCAAAAAACGGGGGAGGCCCAAAGGCTCGGTGAAAGCGCTTACCGATGTGGAGAAGATGGCTCGCCCTTTGGTGGGCGACACCACAAGGCCGCGTTGCCTAAACCCGAGGTGTAAGAGCAGGCTCCGTTCCGGCCAGGAACACGTCTGCGACGAGGCGTGCAGAAAAACCGCACTAATGCACTGGCAGGCGGTTGTTGACTTATTAGCGCGAAACGAGTTCCCTGTGGAGGACGTTCCAGATGTCAGAAGATATCAAGCTAACTCGGGGCGGGTTCACTTCGACGAAGCCGCGATTGAGCAAATCAGAGAAGGCGTTAGACGCGAGTCAAAAGGCATTAAGCTACGCAACTCACGGGCAATCTCTAGGAACAAAGGGAGCAGAGTACGAAGCGGCCCTAGCCAGCCTCGCAAGGGGCGCAAGGACGCTGACGACCATCGAGCGTGGGTTGGACCCTCAGAACAGGCATGAGCCCAGAAGGCGCGGACGTGAAGGATCTACAGAGTTCGGCAGAATAATCGTTCCAGGTGGCATTACGGCCCTTTGCGTGTGCGAGCACTCAAAGGGCAATCACAGGATGGTAGAAGAGGATCTGAAAGCAGCGGGCGTTAAGTGTGCGTGCTTGATCCCAGACTGCGACTGTGAGGGCTACTTTGAGGCGAGAAAAAAGGTAACAGAGGGCGGAACCCGTAAATGAAGATAATCGTACTGTTTTCTGGCGGCCTTGACAGCACAGTCGCTATCGCTGACGCACTGAAGCAGGGGCATGAGGTACTGCCTCTTTTCATAAACTATGGGCAACGAAACTACCGGGGGGAGAGGCGGGCTGTAGAGCAGGTGTGCTCCCATTACTCCTTAAAGTTCAAGGAGATCGACCTTTCCGGCCTCGACTTCGGAAGTAATGACTTAACTGACTCTTCTGTGGCGCTGCCCGCCGACTCTGACCCCACCAAAGCGTCCTCAACTGTCGCGTCAAGTTACGTGCCTTTGCGAAACTCCTTATTCCTTGTTGTGGCTACGGGCTACGCAGAGGTCTTGAACTTTGATGAGATATGGGTTGGTTTCACTAATGAAGGCCAACTTTATACAGTTAACCCCGACGCAAGCCCCATGTTCCTGAAAGGGCTAGAGGTCGCACTGTGTCTCGGCTCAAAAAGAGGGTTTGAAGGGGATCCCGTTTCGTTTTACGCCCCGTTTTGCCACATGAATAAGGCTGAGATAATAGCCTACGGCAGGTCTATAGAAGCGCCGATGGACGCTTCATGGACCTGCTTCAGCGAGGAAGAAGGTCCGTGTGGTGTTTGCGTGTCTTGTAGGTACAGGGAGCATTCTTTCGGGGAATCTCGAAAGATAGGCGCTCGCAGGTTCTGGTAGACATACTAAGAAAATATTCTTAGAATAGGGTACCTGCATACCGCAGGAGAATTGGAGATACAGATGAAGTTTTTGAATACATTTGGAGGCGGCGGTTTGCAAAGCCGAGGAGCAACGGCGCGAGGCATCGAGCGTCGTGCGCGTGAGGGCCTCGGACCTAGCCGTCGCCAACAGCGGTCAATGGCAGCCGGCGGTGCCAACTTCCAGCGAGGCGTGCAGTCACGGTTCAACCGCGCCACCGCTGCTGGCTGATCCGAGCAGGGATTTCTTTTCCCGGTTGTCATCCCCTTTTGACAGCCATACAACCGGGGTTTCGTGGGCCGTACACAGGAGGGATGCGCCATCATTGTCATAAAGCAGTACGAAGACGTTGATGACTCCTGGCTTGAGATTACGGGCCACGCTGAAGGCAACGCCACCACACGAGAGGGCACCCAGGTATGTGCCGCCGTGTCAGCTTTGTCGTTTACCCTGTGGAATCTGGCCGAAAAGAAGGGCAGATGGGACGGGGATAAGAGCGGTTTTATTAGGATCGGACTAGGCGCGGCAGATCCTAAGTATGTTGAGTTTGTGTTAGACGGACTCTCGCGCGTGGCAGAAGCGTACCCAGGTCATATTGACATGGGGCCTGCGGCATGAGCGAAGAGCCTAGCACTAGAAAGCTATGTCCTCTATCTACGGACAAGCTGATTGATCTAGTGATCTCGTTCGTTCGTTTATACAACGAGCCGGCGGGTATCCAGCTTTACAACTTTCAGATCCTATTTATGCGCAGGATTGTTGAAAGCCTGTTCTTGCAGGACGGTGGCGTAATCTCTGGGCTATGGAGCCGGCAGAGCGGGAAGTCAGAGTCTATTAGCTGCTTGGCCGGGGCTTTGTGCGTGTTTTTGCCGTCTGTGGCAAAGGCGTTTCCTGACGATCCGCGCCTTTCGCAGTACCGCGAAGGCGTCTGGATAGGCGTTTTCGCCCCTAAGCTCAAGCAGAGCGGGTTTATTTATGACCGCATCCGCTCTCGTGCGTCTAGGGAGTCAAGCCAGGAGATTTACCAAGACACAGACATTGATATTTGCGTAGCGGTCAGCCGTGGCGATGTTGTTGCGTGGACTAATGGTAGTTTTTGCCGCTCTCAAACCGCCAGCATCCAATCAAACGTGGAGGGTGGAACCTACCATTTGCTCATTTTGGATGAGGCTCAACTGATCAGCCGCACGAAGGTGCAAAAAGAGATCATGCCCATGCTGGCTGCCACAAACGGTAGCTGCGTCAAAATTGGTACGGCCCATGTCGTTAAGGGCGGATTCCATGACACAATCACGCACAACATGGAAAGGGAGCAGGAGGGTGGAGCCCGCAACCACTTCGAGTTCCCCTATGAGATTGTGGTGGCTGAGAAGCGCAGGATGTATGAAACAACGGGGAATAAGTTTCATCTAAACTACGAATCCTGGGTGAACACTGAGCTTGATCGTCTGGGCGGCAACATAGAGAACGACGAGTTCAAGATGAACTTCCGTCTCCTGTGGCAAGACCTAAGTCTGGGGGCTATCGATATTGAATCTTTCGATGCAGCCGCCGAGCACCGCTTAGAGACAGGGGAGGTTCGTCAATTCCGCCGCCAGGTCGCGGGGCTAGACCTTGGCAGGGTGCATGACTCTACTGTCCTGACCATCATGGAGGTGGGCGATCCGGTAAACTATAATGTTTCCTCGATCATGCGAGATGAGGCAGCCCCCACGTATCTCGAAAAGACAATCGTCTCTTGGTTCGAGACTGGGGGGCTCTGGCGGGAGCAGCTAAAAGACTTAGTGAACTTTCTAGCTATGTACGCTGTAGACACCTTGTGCGTAGACGCTACTGGAGTCGGTGACCCAATCGCTGAGGAATTGGCATTACTACTCCCAACGATATCCGTCATCCCGGTCAAATTTAGCGTTGTAACTAAAGACCATATGTATAAGGCGTATCTACAAGAGATATCAGCAGGCAGGTTATTCTACGCAGCGGGGGAGGAGACTAGAAAGACTGGGTGTTACCAGCGATTCGTCATAGAGCACCGCAACCTGGAGAAAGAGTGGACAGGAGCGTATTTGTCGTGCCATGCTCCCGAGGGGGAGCATGATGACTACTGTGATTCCGGTGCTCTGGCATGTTATGCTACTACGCTAGATGCCGACACCCAGGCAGTTGTTGAATGTTCTAAGAATAACATTTATACCGGAGGCAGAGATGACAGGTACAGTCGTGCCAATTCTCGTTCCGACCGCTACCGATAACGGAGACATCGATGTCAGAGTTCACTAATTACCAAACGCAATTAAGCACCCCCTTCACCGAGAAAACCTCACGACAGTTGGTCGGAAAGATCGAACAACAGTCAGAAACCCAGACCACCACAGCCACCGCAGCCGGGACTTTCCTGTGGATCGCCACCTTTGCCGGTCAGATTGGGGATTTGTACATCGCCATGTCTGAAGGGATGGCAGCAGGCGAGAGCGTGGTATTTGACGTACAGAAGAATGGCTCAACCGTTCTTACTGGAACCCTCACGGTCAACCTTGCATCTGGCGACGGGCTTCAAGCGCTTCTGCCCTCCGTTGACAAGGCTTTGATGAGCTTTGTCGTCGGTGATCTCTTTACCGTGGACCGTACTTATACTGCTGGTGGCGGCCCTAATGCCCCTATCACTACACTGTTAATGGAGCCCAGTACCGGGCAATACGTGGAGTAATGCTGTGCATGGAAAAGAAAGATTCGGCTACAAGCCCTCTGTTCTAGACCTGAAAGACCCGCCTAAAGGTGGCACAGGCGGCCCGAAGACATCCTATGCCGGGGGCGTCATTCCTGTGAAGCAGGAGGATGAGTACCCATCCGGCACCGGCACCGCTGTTCAAGGCGAAGGACTGGCGCGGGGGAGAGCTAGTGCTAGCCGTAACATCAGTCTGCCCAAGACTGACTTTCGTAGTTATGGCCGTAACTTCGACAGGAAGCGGCGTTAGGATTCGTGGACGTTAACGAGGTACGGGCCTTTGGCGAACTTGTAGACCCCAGCGTCTATCGTCAAGGGTACGGGCTACAAGGGTGGCTCGTGTATCACGTTAATCGGATTCGCGCATACCTAGAACGGTGGATCATACTCCGTGTTCTTCGCTTACGGGCTGCGGACGCAGGGTGGAGCACAGAAGAACAGAAAGAACTTATATCAGCGGCTAGGTCCGATCCTACCATTCGTCCTTTCCTGCCGAGAGGCCGATCAAAAAGGGATTCTTTTCCTCTTGATAGGACTAGCACTGATAGTCAGTTCAATGATCCAAAAGAGAGAGCCGTGAGCCACTACGGGGAGGGGCGCAAGAACGGGCCGGTGCCGTTAGAAGAGGGGGCCTTTAGAGAGACAGCCTTGCTCGCTAACTCGGGTCGATTCCGTTCTGAGCGCAGATACTCGGGGGGTCGTCAACATATTGTTTTTGACGATTGCTTTGAGCCTGTAGGGAAAGAGTGATGGAGCAAGAATTATTGAGAGGGCTTATTACGAGTGGCCCGATAGCTTCTCTTCTATTGTGGCTGCTCTGGAGCGAGAGAAAAGAGCGCATAGACAGTCAAAAGAAGCTAGAAAACTACCTTCACGAGAACGCGAACCGATTACTAGAGTTTGCTGATGAGCAACGCACCACGCTGTCAAACCTCACCAGCGCTGTTAAAGACCAGGGTGAGCTGATACGTTCAAAATGGGGCAAGTAGCTAATGCGGAAAAAGGGCGATTGCATGACTGCTGAAGAGCTTAAATTTATCGAAGGTCTTAATGCCCTGTCCGTGCTTACCTCTGATTTGAAGCGCATTAACTCTGGGGAAACGCCCTCCAGTAACCTTAGGCGGCTTCGGGCGGATATTGGGCAAGCCGTAGGTGATGCTGTCGCCATACTAGAGTCTGTTCGCCATGCCGAATAAGCCGATAAAAAGGGGAGGCCCATGGCGTCCGTATGACACGGGTGCCATGAAGGAGAGGCTCGCTGTGGCCTGTGCCATAGCTGAGAGCATTCCCCCTCCCCCCGCTACTGGTGTGGATGGTCCCCCTGCCGTCTCCACCACTGCTCTAGGCGACGAGCATGTGAAGGACTTGATCACTGCGCTGCGGACTATCGGTCAGGCAAACGTAGAGCTAATTGACGAGATTACTGAGACGAGGGTCAAGATGATGAGCACGGCAAAGCTCATTAAAATGTTCGGAGTGTTCGTCCTGGCCTTGACCGTTTTGAGCACATACACGGCTTTTGAGGTACTAAAGGGCTTTAAGCGCAATCTAACTGTTGTCGGGAATCTTAGCGGGACCGTTAAGGTGCTCAACAAGAACACTCTAGCAACGCTTGAAGCTGTGAGAGCCAATGCGGTTGCCATCTCCGCGAAGACTGAGGCCGATCTTGAGGTCATTAGTGATCTCTCTCCGTCTGATCTAAACGCGCGGAATGCGGCTTTTAATGCTAAAAAGACAGCACTTCAGGCTGAATCTGAAGTAGGGGCACCAAAGCAGCGTGCCAGGGCTCAAGAACAGCTCAGACACTTAAATAGTAAATCTGGCTACGACTAACAGAATCATTAAGGAAGCATAGTCATGCCCATTCAATTTCAATCTCTACACTTACAAGGGTCAGGCGGGACAGCCGTACCCTATGAGCGGCGTGAGGGTCGAAACACCCTGTCCACCGTCGCTACCAATCCGCAAGACTCACTCCGTCTGCGCAGATACTCAGAGCATTGGCGATTTTACACTGGCCTTCAGTGGAACTTTCAGAGGGAAGATGGGGAGCCTCTGGTAACCGCCAACTACTGCCGGCGTATTGTAGATAAAAAGGCGTCTTTTCTGGTTGGCAGAGGCATTAACTTCCTCGTCCCTGAGCCTCTCACCAATATCACTAAACCCGTCATTGATGAGGTTTGGGACTACAACAACAAGGAAGGGTTCGTCCTTGATATGGCGACTATGGGGGGCGTCACAGGGGACACCTTCGTTATGGTGACGTACGAAGAGCCCTCTGCGATTAAAAAATCTATTAATCCGTTTACTCGCGGTCGTGTAAGGCTTCGGCTCTTGGGCTCGGAGCAGGTGTTCCCTGTGTGGAACCCTCTTAATGTTGAGCAGATCGAGCGCATTCGCATTGTCACTGAGGTGCAGGGACAGGGGATGTCAACCGATGGCAGCACTCAGACCGTTGAGAGCACGCCGATCACTATGGGAGGCTTAGGTGTTACGCAGAACAGGCGTTACATCGAAGACATATACCCCGACAGGATCGTCGAAGGGTGGGACGGGGAAGAGCGGGCCACAAGGCCGAACGACCTGGGTGAGATCCCTATTGTTCATATCTCCAATCAGAGCTTCCCTCGTGAGTATTACGGCTTGTCTGACCTGGACGGCATTATCGATATACAGCGAGAATACAATGAGAAGTTAACTGACATCTCAGACATTGTTAATTACCATGCCGCTCCCGTGACGGTTATTCTTGGCGCGCGAGCCAAGCAGTTAGACAAAGGACCGAAATCGCTATGGAGCGGCTTACCTTCCGACGCAAAGGTGTTCAACCTAGAGCTTGGGGGGAACCTCGCGGTGAGCCACGAATACTTGAAGACAGTGCAACAGATCATGTTCGATCTGGCGGGACTGCCCGAGGGGTCACTGGGGCGCACTCAGCCTATCTCGAATACGAGCGCAGCGGCTTTGCAGGTGCAGTTCCAGCCTCTTGTGGAAGCGACCGAGAGGAAGCTCCCTTCATTTAAGAAGGGGCTCGAACAGGTCAATTATCTGATCCTGCGTTATTACCAGTTAGCCACCGGCATTTCGTTTCCTGTTGATCTTTGCAAGCACTGCGGCGGCAGGATTGTTGAGGTGCAGGAGGACGGCGTATCAAAGCGGCAGTGTTTTGCGATAGACCCGCTAACATTACAATTTCTGTCGCCGGAAGATGTTCAGGTCAGCATTAAGAGGAAGTACTCTTTCGGATCTGAAACTCGTAAGGTGCCATTTTCTCAGGCTATTCGTGAGCATAAGAAAGCGTCTACTAGCTTCTGGGATCCAGAGCCTGAGGTGGACCTCCAGCAAAAGGCTGAAGATGACCAGGAACGGGCAATTGCCGCTGAGGATTGGCAAACGGCTGCTCAGGGCAGTTACGAACAGAACGAGCGCACTCTTAAGGAAGAGGAGCCGCCTAAGAAGGTTGATGAAGATGGCAACGCACCTTCTCCTGAGATTCAAGGTCAGGTTGCTGATATCCCGCAACCGCCTGAGCCGATGCCGCCAGAACTGGAGCCTCCTGTTGAGGTGGAGCCAGAACAACTATCGCCGCATGATATCGACATCCCAGAAGAGCCCGTAACCATCCCGGTCACCATCATGACGTGGGATGCGCAGACTCAACAATTTGTTAGGGATAACCTAGGGGTTAAGACTCTTGTTCCTACGGGATGTATTAGTCCGGTTTACCTCAATCCATACGAAACCACCGTTGAGATTAAGAGTGCTTTGCCGCGTGATAGGGAACGTGACTCAAATCTGTATGCACAGTGGCAGCAGAATGGATGGCTAGACCGTCACCACATCATGAAGCGGCTTGAGATTGGAGAGAATGCGATTGAGGTCGATAAGGCGATAGCCGACGACATTCCATTCTTGTTGGCTATCCAGGGCAAGCAGGATCCGACACAGCAGGTTGCGCAGACGCCAGGGATGCAGCCTAATCAGCCTGGTGATAATCACGGAGCCCCACTCCCTCCGGGGCCGGGGCCGGGGCGTGGTAACCGTTTCGCACCAGGGGACGACTTGGCCTAGAAACCAACGGCAGGTGGAATGTAACTTATGCCCCGTAGACGCAGTAGATCAATCTCAGGCCGCAAAAGCTCTTCCTCTGGTCGAAGCAGAGGAGGGATGCAGAGCGGACCTAGGGGCGGCAAATACTATGTGTCTGGCGGCGGCAGCAAGGTTTACCGCGATCTACCTACCCCTAGGGGGCGAAAGGGCGCTCGTGCCTCTGCGGGTCGAGCCCGCCCCAGTCTAAAGAAACCCTCGTTGCCGGCCAAACAGCCTAAACGCCCCACCTTAAAGAAGGTCAGGCCGCCCCTGCGCAGAGCCGCCTTGGCGGGTGGCGGATGGAAAAAGAAAGCTGGTCAAAAAAGAAAGCAGGCGGAAGCTGGATCTCGGGGGTGGAAAGCCAAAGCCGGGATGAGCCGTGAGGATAAAGGACGGCAAAAAAGGCTTGAGAGGGCTAAGAAGGCCGTTGGTGGTGCAGAAAAAAGCTATAAGCGATACGAAAAGGTAAAGGCGAGAACTGAGAGGCTGAAGCCCCAGGCAAGTGCGCGCAAGCAGCACATGGACAAGACGAAGAGCGACCTCTCAGCTCTGAGAAAAAAGATCATTGGTACCCCTAAAACCAAGGCATCTAAAGATTTCTCGTCTGGGCAAGAGACGGTTCTTTCTAAAATGTCTCCAGACCGGGCTGAGCGTGTTCGGTCGATTGTGACTAAGAGGCGAGCTGAGAAGCGTGAGCTGGCTGGGCTAAAGAAAGAGGTAGCCCGCGAGCGATCTGAACAGCACGCCAAGGGCAAGAAGGCTAGGGCGCAGGAAGCCAAGGGACGTTTCGATAAGTTGAGCCCCTCGAATAAGGAAGCGGTGCGGCAGCGGATGGCGGCGAAAGCCGGCAAGGCTCGCATTGACACAGGTGAGCCTAAAGAGGCTCCCAAGAAGCAGCGCATTGACGTCGGTGAGCCCGCAAAAAAGAAGCCTGAGCCTAAGCAGCGGTTACGAATTGCCACTGATGCCAAGAAGGAAGCCAATAATGACATTGAGGGTGATAGCGCAAAGCCTGTTCCTGGGATGACCGGCAAAAAAGAAGCTAATCCGTTAGCTCAGTATAATCAGGAAGTAGTTGGCAAGAACAAAAAGCAGGCTGCCTACATCGCTAAGAAGATGGCGCAAGGGATCAGCAAGTCTGCTGATGTCTGTAAGAAATCGCCTCCTGTATGCGCGGGGAACAAGAACGTCCCCCGGTCTGAGATGCCCCAGCTACTCGATGTGCCTTTCTCAGAGCTTCGTAAAGACCCCAAGAATGCTTGGAAGGTTGACGCTGCTATCGCGGCTGGCGCTGACCCGAACATGAAGGGCTCCATGTTCGATGCCTTTATGGGTCGGCTGAAATCTAAGGGCATTAAGGTTAGCGAAAGCAAGATGAACGTCGGGGAGCTGAAGGCCACGCAGCGAGAGATCAAAGCAGGTAAAGCCTTTGGAATGGCAGACGCGCATCTGAAGGGCAAATACGACCCCGGCAAGAAGCCCATTGTTGTTAGTAAAGATAACTTCATCTTGGATGGGCACCATCGATACGCGGCTATGCTGACTATTGGCCCGACCAGAAAGATGAACGTCATTAAGGTCGATATGAACATGGACGATATGCTGAAGAAATCGTTCAAGATGCCTGGGGTATTCCGCGCCGACATGCAGGACAAGGTGGTGCCCGGAGGGACACCGAAGCGCTTCCAAGAGTCAAAGGGCTCTACTGAGGCGATTCAATCGACGGGTACAAAGAAGCGTAGGCCGCCGCCGCCCCGTAAGAAGCGCAGACCTTTGCCTAAGCCGAGGAATCCGAACCCATTCTTAAAGAAGGGCGGCCCTAAGACGAGGTGGGCCGGCAGCGAGAAGGCTGATAAGGCTAGGAAAAAGTTTGTTGCTGGAGGGGGTAAGATTAAGAAGGGCAAGACCAAGTGGGCGAAGGGCTCGGGCAAGACTGAGGAGGGTGGCCGACTTGAGCCCACTGCGAAGCAAGTTGAAGCCGCAAAGGCCAGTCCTATCCATACATTGAGAGATTACGCAAATTACCGCGCCGCCAAAATCCGTCACCAGGACAGGTAATCGATTATGTCTTCTCGGCCAGCGCGTAAAGCCCCCCGCTCAGGGATGCAGACCGGACCCCGAGGGGGTAAGTTCTACATTTCGCGCAGCGGCAACAAGGTTTACGGGAGCCTGCCCACTCCACAGAAGCCTGCACGTCGAGGCGCGGCAGGAAGGAAGTCAGCCGCCAGGAGAAAGGCAGAGGTTGGGGAGCGGATAGCTAAGAAGAAGGCAGATAAGCTCACCTCTAGGGCAACCAAACAGGCAGCCACGGTTAAAGCCAAGCCCAAGGCGACTAAGACAGCGTACTCCCAGAAGAGAGATGCCCCCGTTGAGGTAAACACTCGGGGCAAGTTTGCCAGGAGAAGGGCAGAGGTTGGGGAGCGGGATGTCAGTGCTGACGCGCATAAAGCTTATACGATACTGCTGGACAAGGCGGTAGAGGCGTCTGGCATGGGGCCTGTTCTGGCCCGACATCCCCTCGGGAATGTGTCGTTTAGGCAAGTTTCTGACCACTATGGCAGTGGAGGATACGTTAGCCCCCGTGACTCTTGGCCAGTGCAGGGTAAGCAGCAGTACATCATAGTTAGGCCGCCGACGTTCGATCTGACATCAAGCCACAACAAGGTATCGCCAGGAGGCTCGTCGCATTTCGAGATTCGTGGCATAGGCACCCCTCCGGTTTATCACAATGTGGCGTACCCTGTGCGCAAGGGGTCTAAGGCCGAGAGGCAATACGATCACACTAAAGCTATCGTGGTGCATGAGATGATGCACCATGCGTCGTATGCCTTAATTCATGACGCGATCAGTAAGTCAAACCCCCAAGTCCCCATTCTCGCGAAAGACCCTCAGGTTGAGCGCACTTCTGGGGGTTTTATGCGCACACGCTGGGTTAAAAGGATTTGGCAGAAACCCACCCCCCGCGAGTTTTTGGCCGAGACTGAAGCTCCTCCGAAAGGGTTTAATGCTATTAGTGGTGAAGGGCATGACTTGATCAGACGTTGGGGCCATCACTTCGATAACGCGACGGGTAAGGAGGGGGCGGTGAGCGTCTATGCTCTGACCGATCAACATGAGTGGTTCGCAGAGACAATGACAGCGTATGTGGTTAACCCTCACGCCATGCGCCTTCGCCGCCCGGAGGAGGCTGCGTTTTGTCAGGATGTTCGTAAGTACCTTGGAATGGGGCCTGTTGTTTCTTCTAAAGCGAGGCAGTCTACAGGCACTAAGGCCAAGGCCAAACGAAAGGCACCTGTTAAGAGGGGTGTTCCTAAGGGATCAGGTTCTTCTGTTGGAACACAATCTACCGGCACCAAGAAGAAGAAGAAGAGGGTCATCAAGAAGCCTAAGAAAAAGAAGCCCCGGAGCGGGGCGACACTTGGCGACCTCACTGACAGTCAGATGGCTAGGTACGCTCGCCTCCGTAAGATCGGCTGGAGACACTCTAAGGCTCTAAAGAAGGCTGCCCCGTCCCTGTGGAAGAAAGAGAACGGTTAGAATAATGGGTAAACGAAAGATTATAACCCCTATACAGGCTATGACGAGGTTGCGAAAGCTGTTGGCCGACGCCAAAGGGGAGAAGAATCGTGGCAAGCTCACCAAAAAACGATTTGAAATGGTTTATAAGAACCAACTTCTTGCGTATATTGAATTGTCTGGCATGGTTGGCGGCTCCTTGTGGGAACCGTACTACCTGCTACGGCTCGGACTGAAGTAATAGGATTAATCAACTATGCCATTCTACAAAAGACCATCACGCAACTCAGGTAGCAGCCGTCGAGGCGCTCGCGGAGGAATGCAGAGTGGCCCCCGAGGGGGCAAATTCTACATTTCTCGCGGAGGAAGCAAGGTTTATGGCCCGCTGCCTACGCCTTCTACCCGTAAGGGCAGAAAAGCTCGCCCAGCCAGGAAGAGTGCCGGACCTAAGCTCGCTGCTCCCCGCGTCGGGGGTGTGCGCAAATCACGCGGCGGCCAAAAGGCTGTGTCTAAGGCGTGGGTAGAAAAAAAGACCGCCGCAGGCGCAAAGAAGGCTACCAAGAAGCGATTAGAGAAGTTCGCTAAAAGGACCGGCACGACATCTGGGGCTGCCGAGGGCCGTGAAGCGGAACGGATGCGTCATAAAGGTAAAAGGTACGACCAGCCCCCCTCTATGAAGAGAGGCACTCCAGCGAATAAGCGAACTCAACAGCGGGAGGGTGCGTTTCAAATCGCGCGGGATGCCTACAGAAAGAAAACTCGCGGTTCGATACAGAAAAAGGCCGCCGCTGGTGTAAAATTTACACTGAAGACCACCGACGCGAACATAGCGGCGGAGAAGAAGGTTATTGACGGCGGTATCGCAGGTCTGTCACCCAAGCAGGCCCGCAAGCACAAGCAACAACAAGCTCGCTTCGATAAGTTGGCAGCGAAAGACTTAGCTAATGAACGCGCGCGGCCTGAGCGCGAGCGCCGAGCGGCTGCCAGGTCCAAGCCTAAGAAGGGGCCTTCAGCAAAGCAGGCAGCGGCCATTGGCCGGCTCGGCGGTAAGAAGAAGGCCCCTTCAGCTAAGGATTCTGTCTTGGATCCAAAAGACCGCACCAATATGGTCGCACAAGCCAAGGCGGGCAATCGCATTGTGTTTGAACCTGAAGATGGCAGTAAGTCCAAAACCCTTTGGGCAGGGTTGAGCGACCGTCGCGGGCTCCACGACTACGCGGACACTGTTCTCAGCGAAAAGTGGGACAAAAGCGGCGAACGCTTTTTGAAGAAGGCTGATGGCCTAGGCCCAGGCCGGATCGCCATATACGATAAAAGAGGAAATTATGGGCGTTCTGCTGGCAAGTGGGTAGAGAATCGCGCCTTTTACACAGACGAGGCGTCTCGACCTAACCCAGCCGGGGCAGCCATCGGCGTAGGCATTGCGGAAAGAGGTCGGCGGCCCGACCCGCGCTCGATGCCGCCGGGCGTGAGGAGAAAGTTCGCAGCTCGGCTCGGCGGCCTGGGTGGGGAAACTTTGCAGGCACGGGGGTCAGCCGCATCTGCGAAGCGCTCGATGGCACGGATGAAGGGGATGCCTACGCGCGAGGAGCGCGATAGGAAGCGCGCGGTGGCCGACCACAAGAACGCCAAAGCCCAGCGGATCAAGGCTGAGTCGGCTGGCGACACTGAGTTGGCAAAGAACTGGAAGAAGGCAGAGGACTACTCAGCCAAGCAGGCGGCCAAACCCGCCATAAAGTCTAAGGCGAATAAGCCCACGGCGGGCGCATTTCGTCGTGAGCAGCTCAAGGGTCTGGCGCAAAGGGAAAAGGGCCAGGTATCTAAGGGCTCTACTGAAGCTGTGCAATCTAAGGGTACTAAGAAGAAGAAGAAGGCCGCAAAGAAGCACGATCCAGAGCGGCTTGAAATGCACGTTAAACGGTTAAGAGACACCAAGGAGCGCGACTATCAGAAGCAGATTCAGGCGCTCGACTATGAAGGGTATCTGGGCCAAAAGCCGCCGAGCAAGGCTTCGCGGGCGAAGACTGATCGCCGTCGCGCTAAGCGCGAAGCTGCCATCGAGAGTGGCGAAAAGAAGCTAAGTCAGGCGAAGAAGGCCGCCAAGGCACGCGCGCGGAGAAGGCTGCCAAGCTACCGTCAGAAATTGAAGTCCAAGAAGAAGAAGAAGAAGGCCAGCATGAGCGGTATAAAATCCGTATCCGAGATGCGGGAATCTTTGTCAGGAAAGCGAGCGCCAGAGAAAACGTGGGAGGATCGATTTAAGAGTGCTACCTCTGGCAAAAAGAAGGCGGTGAAGCCCATTAAGCCCACTAAGCCGTCCAGAGGGGACCGTCTGCGTAAGTATCTTGGCGTTAACGTCGAGAAGCGAGAGCGACGCCAGTGGTCTAGGGGCAAGTCCTAGGCTGTAGCCTTGAAAACTAAGAAGCGCAGAAGAAAAACTAACAGGGTTGACAAATACGATATATAATCGGAAAGATTGAAATATGAGCGTACCACCCATCTGGTCAACGATTTACAAGAAGGGCAACGTAGTTGTTGACCCGGACCCCAATGTTTCTGACCCCGTTGCCGCTGGCAAGGCGTTTGAAACTAGCTATAAATACGGTAACTTCTGTCAGCTTGATGTAATCTGTCAGGGCGGCACAGATGTGAGTATTGAAATTTATACTTATGAAGCCGCTGACGACCTATGGCTCTTGTTAGACTCTATCACCGTTGCCGTAGGCGTTATGGGACGGTATATGGTTGCACCGTATGCCAAGATGCACCTTCGTTTGACCGCCTCAACCGGCGGCCCAACGGGGTTTTATGTTAGACAATCAGCAGGAGGGTAGTTGTCTAATACATGATTTCTGGGATATACCTTTAATCTCTCCTCCACAATCGCGATCACTAATAGGAGTTACCTCATGGCAAAACAGTACAGCCGAAACCGTAAACACACCACCGGAGCCAAAAACCCCGGCCACAAATTGCCCGTACAGAGTGGCGACGTGTCCGAGGGAGAACGCTTTGGCGTGGGTGTCGATTATATGACCGTTCTTAACGAGCGCGCGAATCTGAGCCTTAACCGTAATGGTGGCCCGACTCGTCCCAGCGCTGACGATGCGACCATTCCGATGATCAAAAAAGGCAACCGCCGCACCGGCCAGGTTCGCTAAAACGATTAATCAAAGGAACTATTAAATGAAACACTGCAAGTACCTAGGAACATTTAATCAACCCGAGCAGGTGGCGGCAGCGCCTCAACCCGTTGCTGCCCCTGCACCGCAGCCTGTTGTGGCGGCTGTGCCTCCACAGCCTGTAGAAGAGGGTGTAGACGAGCCGTCTATCCCTACATCCGCATTGCCAGACATCTTGGAAGCTATGAGTGCGCGGGAAGAGGGCGCACTTGCGCGCTTAGAGCAGGCGTACCAGTCGCAGGAAGAGCTGCTGACAGAAGACCTCGAAGACGGTGAAGAGGAAGAGGGAAGCGGGCGGGTTACTATGCGCGATCTGCAAGGCCAGATTGCCTCCCTGCAAGATGACCTCTATAGCAGCCAGGTTGCGACGTACCGACAAGAGGCGATTAACGAAGCCATTGAAAATGGCGACAATCTTGTAGATTCTCTAGTGTTTGGAGACACGCCAGAGGAGATCGACGCTTCTATTCAGGTGGCATCAGCCGAATATGACTACATCGCCTCTCAGGTTGCCCAAGACATTCGATCTCAGCAATCGAATCATTCCCCTGTTGCTGAGCCGCAAGGCGTAGTAAGCCAGATCGGCGGCCAGCCCGTTGTGCAACAGCAACAGCAGCCGCAGACTCAACCTGTCAGCGCTCCCAGTATGATTCAAGCTACGGGCGTACCTCAACAGCAACAGGCGGACGGGATCCTCGATCCTAACGTGTTGCGTCATTTGACCACTACCGGTGTTCGCACTGGTGAATATGGAATGTTTAGACATCAGATCATAGCTGCTTTACGGAACGGAGCTACAGGCCCAGGTGGAAGAAAATGGGCCTTTGGCGACAATCAATTACAGCCCCCGGTACAACAAACATTACCCGCGCCTGCCCCACCGCAGGTACAATATGCGGGAGCCCAACCCTTGCCCCATCCTGGGGCAAGTCCCCCTATCACGCAATCGCTTCCGATGCAGCAGCCAATGGTGGCTGCCGCGCCGGCTAACCCTGGATTCACTCCTATGGTTCCAGGGATGATGGCACAGCAGTCTGCGCAGTATATCGAAACCCCTACGGGGCAACGTGTACCTACGCAAACGACGGGTTATGCGGCACAGCCTTTTGAGGTGGATCAAGGCACGCCAATTGACTCTAATGCTGCGCGAGCGGCGGCACAGGCAGCAGTAGCTGCCAAAAGGGCAACGCAGTGAGCTTTGCCCAATTTAATGTAATCATAATTGGGTAAACCCCACTCCCCTGGAGGAACAAGTAAATGCCTTCCGTTCTAACTAGTGCCTCAGCTTCTGGCCCCGGTTTCAGCGCTTTGCTCGCTGCGATCCGTGATGTCTATTCCGCTGAGATTTATTTCACGGCCCTTCCCAACCTGCGGTTCGATCAATTCGCTACGCGAAAAGAAGAACTTGGGGTTCAACCTGGCGATACCATCGTCCTCCCGAAATTCGGGGCGATCAAGCGAGGCGGCACACTCACTGAGGGTGTCCGTATGCAGACCAATGCGATGTCGCTCAGCTCAGCCAACATTACGGTGGATGAGAAGGGCAACGCTATTGGTATGACCGAGCGTCTGTTGCAGACCTCGTTCTATGACAACCTCGCAGCCGCTTCTATGCTGCTTGGTCGTGACCTTGCCGTTGTTCTTGATCTAGAACTTCGCGATGTTGCGGTGTCTGCCACTAATACCGTTTTCGGCGGCGGCAAGGCTTCTCGCGTCCAACTTGTTGGCGGCGATGGGTTCACCACTTCCGAGATCCACAAGGCGACGGAACAGCTAGAGACGTTGAATGCTCCTAAGTGGGGCAACGACTTCTACATCTGCTTCGTGCATCCGCATCAGATCAGCTCTCTTCGTCAGAGCGCTGGTTGGGTTAATGCGAGTTTGTATGCAGGCAGCGTTCCGATCTTCTTCGGAGAGGTTGGCCGTTACAACGATGTTCGTTTCATTAGCACTTCGATGATGCCTAACGGCGGAAACAGTGCTGTTGATGCCGACACTGGCGAGTTTGCTGACCCAGGCTATAGCGCTGCGCTCGATGCCTCTTTCGGCTCGAACCAGACGACGATTTACCAGGCGCTTATGTTTGGTGAATACAGCTACGGCCATGCCGTGGCGCTTCCCGTTGAGCTTCGTGACAACGGTGTCCAAGACTTCGGACGTGAGCACGCTTTGGCGTGGTACTCGATCTGGGGCCAAGCGCTTCTCGAAAACAATAACATGGTAGTCATTGAGACTGCGTAAGGAGATTACTAATCATGGCTGATGTACCCGTTAACGGAGTGTACTCTGGGCAAGGCGTCAATGAGAGCAACTTTGCAATCATTGAGGTCGAGCTTGAGACAGCACTTTCAACCTCCGATACTGTGACCTTGACGCTTCCAGCGAATGTGCCAGACGATTTGGTGCCTATTTCGATGGCGTGTTACGACAATGCCGCACCTCGCGCGAGCGAGACGGCAGACCTCGCAGTCACGTCCCATAACATTTCAACAGGTGTGACGATTTTGACAGCTTCGGCTGCTGTTGCCGATAGTTCGACAATCGTTATGCTATACGCGCCCTGTACGCTGGGCACTTGATAAAGGACTTAACTAATGGTTAGGCAATCTAGATCCACTAAAGGTAAACAAGCCTCCTCTGATGAATTGACCGAACAGGAGACGCAAAACGTCACCCAAGCGGCAGAGTCAGCAGAGTCAGCTATGAAAGAATCAGAAGTAGCCGCAGCCGTGGCTGTCAAAGCGAAGCGAGATGCTGAGACACCCCACGTTGCGGTCAAAAAGGAAATGAAGCTCCCCCCAGTTACGTCGAATGACGTGGAAGGGATCTGCCTTCAAAGCCAAGCCCGTGTCTGCATGGGTAACCGTTCGTATTGTCTGAGTCGTGGAGAATCCGTTAAATTTGATCCAAGCCACGCATCCACTTTGGAGGCGAAAGGTTGGATTATCGTTAAGGGTTAGTTAAAGGGATGGGCACTCTTGCTCGACAGGGATTAATTACGCGGTTACGGACTCGACTCAGCGATGATCGAGCTACTGTAACTTCTTTCTCTGTCACAGCCACCGCTGAGTGCAAGAGTGCCCTACTCGAAATCGCTAACGGATTTCTTGTTATAACTATTGAGGGAGGAAACGGGATCGATCCGATCCGTTGGAACCTCTCTAGTCCGCTATATAGGTCTGTCGGAGGCTTGATCACCGCGTTTTCTAAGGAGCGTGGGTACAAGATTTCGGAAGACCAAAACTTTAAGCCTGCCGCAGACCATCCTTCGATTGACCTACAGGTCGAGGGAGGGATGATCGACATCTCGAATAATGCAGCAGCGACGCTTCGTCATAGGATTTTCTCGAATAACGAGTTACGTGAATACTTGATCGAATCGATTAATATTCATAACCCTAACTACAACGTCAACACGGTCCCAGAGGCCGAGCACCCCTACGTCCTCATGCGCGCCAAGGCTTTGGCGTATAAGGTGATGGCTACAGACGCCTCCCGGCGCAGAGGCTTAGAGGGTGACGCTGACGTTTTTATCAAACTTGCTGAGAACCTAGAGTCTCAATACGACAGGGACATTCGTAGACAAGCCCGCATTATCCCTAGCCCGAAGATTGATGAATCTAAGGTCGGAACAGGGGACGCGATTCGCGGGACGCTCGTTCGTTCATCTCTCCGCACCGGGTACACAGCCCCGTACAGGGCCTCTCTCCCCCCGGAGCCTCCCAGACTGCTTACCCCATCCGATGACGATGTAGAAGATACTACAGCCCGAGTACGATGGCTTCAGGATCCTGATCCAACCTTTTTATTCTATGAGCTGTGGCGAGATACGCAGGGCAGTGTAGAGCGCTCTCTAGCTGGCAGACTGGACCACGCAGGGGTGGCTACTCCGTCCCTACCCATTCAGACCCAATACGACCGGCCCGGCACGGCTGTGCAGGTTATGGGGCTGACAGGGAACCGTTCATCACCCGTCTTTGACGGGTTCTTCTTTGGCACTGCCGCTGAGCAGGCGAGCACCGGGCTTGTGAAGCCCGTGTTTATCGACGGTGTGATCATGAACAATCCGGGCTCAGGCTCGTTGAGTGTTCTCGGCCAGCCTTTGGAGCCTGAATCTGATTATTACTATAGGCTATATGCGATTAATCGAAATGGCCAGGTCCAACAATCGAATGTGCTTCATGTAAAGACTCTCCCGATACGGGCCAAGTTCCTGCGGGAAGCAAATGGGGCTCTTGACCCAAGCGCTATATCGCCCGTTTCTGGTACGATATCGGGAGGCACGACGGTCACAATTAAAGGCACCAACATCATAGAAGGCACCCACTTGCTGATAAGCGGCAAGAAGGCCGCTGAGGTGACCCGATCATTGACTGAGCTTGTTGTTACCACGCCTGGACTCACTAATGAGAGTTTCGTCAATAAGCCCCTGGACTTGGTGCTTGTCAGCCCTACTGGCTTAAAAGACCTCATTAAATCAGGATTTTCGTACTCATGATAAGGGTTCGGATACGTGTGAAGTCCAACGAATGGCGTGCTGCCGTGGAGATGCTCAAAGAAGCGGGCAGCAGTGTTGAAGATGTTGTCTCAAAAGCCATGATGAAGGTGAGCAATGAAGCCGTTAAAAGGCTTCAGAAGAGCGCACGCGCTGGGGCTTTTGGACCGCCGAAGAAGCGAGGCAGCGGTCCTCCTCTGATTGATACCGGCAACTATATCGATAGCTGGAAGGTCACGCAGGTGTCGCCTTTCGAGGCGGATATTGGGCCTACCGGCCAGAATACCTATTTGAGTAACCAAGCGCTGGGGACGCTCTTAGAATATGGAACTAAGACGATGCCCGCCCGACCCCATATGAGGTCTATCGCGCGTTGGATGGACAAGACAGGCCACAAGAGGCTAGGGAAGGAGGTTCGAGATGGGCTATTTGGGCGTTCTTGAATCGGTACGTTCCCGTCTCACAGGAAAGGGCTCTAAGTTTGTCCCCCCGTTTCCCAGCCTTGAGCAGTTGCAGAAGCGCACCACTGAGGATATCCAAAACGCCGGAAAGCGCGCCGAGGCGGTTGTGCCTACCAGCCCGAAAGCCGACCCCCTTACCTATGTGGGGGGGATACACGTCCCGGTGTTTAACTTTCGGGCTGACGGGGCTAACCTTGATCTGATTTTCCCCTCGATATCGTTTGATATCACTGGGTACACCCCTCGCTATGCTGAATTTGTCTACAGAAGTGAAGACTATAACGGGGATGGCGTGTATCATGAGCCTGTAGAAAACTCGAAAGAGGAAGTATTTGACGGAAACGGTGAAAGCCTAGGAATCGCAGCTCGCATGGTGAAGATACGCCCCATCGAGCATCCTATGGATATTACTGTTGAAGTCCGTGTTCACACGTTAAATGAATCAGAAGCTTCTTACCTCGTGCAGTACATTTATAATGTATTTCCTCCCAGATATTTTATTAGAGTGCCCATGCGTGATGGCACCTACAGATCGTGGGACATGCTATTCGAGGATTTTGCAGACTTGGACAGACAAGAGGCGGTCTACACAGGGGCTCCGGGGGCCGTTATCGAGCATACTAAGGTTTTTACCTATCGTGTTGAAGGGTACTCTGACACGACAGACCAATACGCCTACGTGAACCGTACCCGAAAACGGATTATTACTTCCAGTGAGATTTCATAATGGCTATCGTTCAAAATAATACAGGCAAGCCCCTTGAAATAGTGTTAAAAGACGGGAGGGTTCTGCGCCTAAATTCTAGGAGCAGGGCAGAGATCACCGCGAAGGACGCTGGGTCTTCCCATGTGGCCTCCTGCAAACAATCTGGATTGATTGCCGTCTTTGAATCCAAAAAAGAAGCTCCCAAAAGTCCTAAGAAAGAGGTAGAAAAGGAAAGACCTCCTCTTACGAAGCACAAGGGGCAAAAGACATCGCGTCAACCATCAGAGATTCCATCCGGCGGTGATGGGACTAAGGAGAAAGACTAATGGCAGTAGAGAATTTCCAGGCACCTGGAATCGTTGTTAGGGAGCTTCGGGCAGGCGTTCCACAGGTTCGTGGCGTGCCCACCAGCATTGGCGCGTTTGTCATTACGTCGCTCCGTGGTCCTGTCGCTAAGGCTACCCGTGTAGATAGCTTTGCAAAGGCACAACGAATCTTTGGTAACTACGACCCCAATAGCTACTGGGCTGAATCCACGGATGCGTTTTTCAAGAATGGGGGTTCCGGCCTCTATCTTGTCCGTATTCAGCCGTCTGGCGGCGGTGGCTCCAACGTGTTGGCTACCGTCACTATCGATGATGCGGGCGCGGTTAACGCTGCCACCTTCGATTCGATTGGGCCAGGATCAGACTACAATAGCATTAAGATTCTGGTTTCAAGCGAGGACACCCGCATCGGCCTCACCGCTGCTGCCATTGCTACCACGATCCCAGCGGCACCTATCTCTGAGGTTGATCTTACTGCCGCTACGGCTGCCCTCGTCACCGTAGGCGATACACTCAATATCGTGGACTCGGTTACTCCTGCCAATAACCTGCGATTCGTCGTTGCTCAAAAGGTGGGGAATAAGGTTCTTCTGGAGGACACTCAGACCATCGCTTTTTCGATTACGACAGCGCTCGCGTATTGTGACCTGGAAACGTGGACAGTGAGTGACCTCGACGAAGGCAGGACCGTCCAAGGCCCCTACGCGGGGCTGCGGTCTTCGCCTCTGAGCCAGAAAAACTACTTCGTTAATCGTCTTAACACGGGCGATGATGAGCTAGTGACTACGGTTACAGACTTGGCGTCGCCTGTAGGCGCAACAGGGCTGGACAATCGTCCTGTCAATGCGGACGTTGGCGGTGACCTTCTTACCCTCGGGGAACTGAAAACCGTTTACGCTGACCTGGACTATATCGGTAATTCTTCTACCGTAGACGGGCTTTATGCTCTAGATACGAAGAATGACGTTCGTCTAATCGCTATTCCTGGTGTAACGGGGACTACGCAAGGCGCTGTGTCGGTTGGGCTCATAGATTATTGCTCCGCTCGCGCCGACTGTGTAGGCATCATGACAACGCCCAGCGGAACGTCTGTTGCAAACGCGGTGATTCATAAGAGTCAATTCTTAGGATCTAGCAGCTACGGGATCATTGTTTACCCGTGGGTGGAGATTCTGCTTCCTTTGACCTCCCAGAAGGGCCTTATGCCACCCGAGGGCTACGTTATGGGCATGGTCGCTCGTACTGACCGTGACCGGAACGTGGCTAAGGCCCCGGCAGGTGAGCTTGTTGGACGGCTTCTCGGCACGTTAGGGGTCGAGACTGACCTGACGGATGACGAGCGAGCGCAGCTCTACCCTGTCAATATCGACCCTCTCCAAGACATTGAAGGTGTCGGCGTGTCTGTAATGGGCTCTCGCACGATGGAATCTGGTGAGTTTAACCAAATCAATGTCCGACGCACGTTTATCTACCTTCGCGAGTCAATCCGTGAGGGCACGAGATTCGTGCTATTCGAGCCGAACGACGCCCCTACCCGCGCTAAGGCTAGGCGTGTCGTCGGTTCATTCCTCAAGACTGAGTGGGAGCGCGGCAATCTTGAAGGGGATACCATCGACGAGGCATTCTTTGTGACTTGCGATAAGTCGAACAACCCTGAGAATATCATTAACGAGGGTAAGATGTTTATCTCTATTGGCGTCAATATTCCGCGAACCACTGAGTTCTTGGTTATCGAAATTGAACAAGACCAGCGTGGGCTAGAAGCGGCGCTCGCTTAATAGGAGACGATATGAGTATTATGAAAGCACCGTTTCTTGGCACCTTTGGGCGCACTGACGCTGAAGATCCTCTCAAGGTATTCCGATTCCATATCGAAATTGAAGGCTTTTCTCGCTTCGGATTCCAAAAGGTTGGCGGGCTTGAAGCCCAGACTGATGTGACCGAATACCGGGAAGGTGGCCAAAACGCCACCGTCCAAAAGAGCCCCGGCTTGACCAAATTTCCTGACCTCACGTTTGAGCGAGGACAGGTTTTGGCGTCAGGCGCAGGCGGCGAGGACATCCTAGCTTGGTACAGCCAGGTCTTTGATGTCTCCGCTAAGGTAGCTAAATCCGTTGGCTCGTTTCGCCGCGATATCGACATCGTTCAATTCAACAAGGAAGGCAATGAGGTGCGCCGCTGGCGTGTCGTAGAGGCATGGCCTTCCCAGTTCAAAGCGATGGGCGACGCAGACGCCGAGAGCAGCGACAACAGCATCGAGTCCATGACGGTTACTCATGAAGGCTTTTTCCTCGTACAGGGCATCGGGGATAATCAGTGATTAATACCGCCCAAGTGGCGGGAAGCCCCGGTTGTTGTTAAGCTCAAGGCTGCCCCAATCCTGGGGCGGCCTTTTGTTTAGACAGGATTGGTAATGAGAACAACCGAGATAATTTTACCTAACGGATTCATCGGACCTGACGGAAACGTCATCCGCAGTGTAACGATTCGCCAGCTCGACGGCGAAGACGAAGACATGATCCGCAACAAGGAAAACCT